TCATAATGCCAGCTCAAAGAGTTAGTAAAAGTTTCAAAGATCTTAGTATGTCATTCAAATTTAACCCTTTGAGTGGCGATTTGATTACTTTGAAGAATGAAAACGCAATAGCAAGAGCTGTGCGTAATATAGTATCGACTACACCTGGCGAAAAGTTTTTTGATCCTGATTTTGGGTCAACTGTGGGTGAAATATTATTTGAAAATGTTGATGATATCACTGCTGTGGCAATTCAAGACGAAATAAGGAGTTGTCTAGGTAATTATGAACCCAGAGTGGAATTAATTGATGTATTTGTCGATGCTAACTTTGATGAGAACCAATTTGACGTAACAATAACCTATAGAATCATTGGTGCAGATATACCTCCCTCCCAATTAGAGTTTGCCTTGCTTCCATCACGATAAATGTCACTTTTAAACTTTACTAGTCTGGATTTTGACCAGATTAAAGAAACACTTAAACAATATTTACAATCCAACTCGAATTTTACGGATTATGACTTCGAGGGATCTAATTTGTCAACCATTTTAGACGTTTTAGCATATAATACATATATTACTTCATATAATGCCAATATGATCTCTAATGAGGTCTTTATTGACAGTGCAACACTTAGAGAAAACGTTGTTGCATTAGCTAGAAACATCGGATATGTTCCAAGATCAAGAAAATCATCAACTGCAACAATAAATTTCACTGTAGAACCAGGAATTACCCCTCCACCAACAACTGTGACCCTAAAAAAAGGCCCAGTTGTCTCTACAAATGAATTTGGGGGTCAATCTTTCGTTTTTGGTATTACAAAAGAGGTTACAAAACCTGTAATTGATGGAGTTGCGTCATTTTTAGAAGTAGATGTTAAAGAAGGCACTGTAATTGACCAAAAATTCCCATATTCTACAAATAATATCAATCAAAGATTCATTTTATCGAATGCGGGGATAGATTTAAGCACTTTAGAGGTTTATGTAAGACCATCTTCGACTTCTTCACTACTTTCAAGCTATACAAGGCAAGATAGTCTGTTTGATGCGGTTACTGGAAGTGCAATTACGGGTGATTCACTCATTTATTACATTCAAGAGATAGAAGATGAGCAATATGAGATTATTTTTGGCGATGGAATCTTCGGAAAAGCACTTGCAGACGGAAATATCGTCGAAGTTTCGTATATTGTGTCAAATGGATCAGAAGCAAATGGTGTTAGTAACCTAACTTTTAGCGGAAAGTGCACATATTCACGAAATGCAGTCGAAAACACCATAACTAGTGGTATTTCACTCGTAACTGCCAATACACCCTCTAGTGGTGGAGATGAAATTGAGAGTGTTGACTCTGTTAAGAAGTATGCACCTCAAATTTATAGCACTCAAAACCGTGCTTTAACCTCAAATGACTACGAAATTCTAATTCCTAACAAAATTTACCCAGAAACTGAGTCAATTTCAGTTTATGGAGGTGAAGAATTGGTTCCTCCGCAGTATGGGAAGGTTTTTATCAGTATAAAACCACGAACTGGTGACTTTGTGCCCAATGCAATCAAAGAAAATATCAAAAGAGACCTCCGAAAATACTCTGTAGCAGGAATTGTGCCCGAAATTCTCGA